CCAAGTTGCGAGAGCAGATCGCCACGATGCCGTTCATCGCCACGATGCGGGAGCAGCCGCCCTACAAGACGATCCTGCACCGAGGCGATACTGATATCGACCACGAGAAGGAGAAGCGGGCGCTCTATGCGGAGTTCGGGATGAAGCATTGGACGGGAGAATGGTGATGTACGTCACGTTAGTTACGGGCGGCTTTGATCCGCTGCACGTCGGGCATCTGGACTACCTCAACTCGGCAGCCACGCTCGGCGACAGGCTGATCGTCGGGATCAACAGCGACGAGTGGCTGATCCGCAAAAAGGGCGCTGCCTTCATGCCGCGCAAGGATCGAGCCAACATCATCCGCGCGCTGCGGGTGGTGGATACGGTGATGTTCTTCAACGACAACGACGACACCGCCTGCCACGCCATCGAGCGCGCTCTGCGGATGTGGCCCGGTGCGCATGTCATCTTCGCCAATGGTGGGGACAGGACTTTCGAGAACATACCAGAAGCGAAAAAGTTCGGGGATCATTTGGGTGTCTCGTTTGCCTTCGGTGTCGGGGGCGACAAGGCAGAGAGCAGCAGCAATCTGCTGAAAAGATGGGTGAGCAAATGCGGATCATAATCCCGGCGTACAACGTCAAGCCAGACCAAGCCACAAGGTTCGAGGCTCAAATTGCGAGCGTCATGCACATGAAGCGCGCTGAGGAGATCAACCGCTTTAAGGAGGACGGTCTACCGCCGAAGGAGGGCAGGCCTAGGCACTTGGTTGGCGGAGGGAGGCTTCCTGACAACAACACGCGGAAGACTGCGATCACGAAGGGCCGAGAGAACAACCCGACGGACGAGATCATCTTGAAGACCTTGAGTGGTCGAGAGTTGGGTGGACATGAGGTGGCGCGGATGATTAATCTGTCCACGGACACAGTCAGGACTGCGTTATCGCGGCTTCTGACGCGTGGCCAAGTGAGCAGAAGATCGAACGGATACCAGATTCTTTGGACGGCAACAGGAGACCAGACGGAATGATTACCGAGCAGAAAGAAGTGATAGTCGAGAACATCGCCCTGAACGGAAGCGCGTTCGGCGTCACAAAGGAGGGAGAGAATGTGTTCATCAATGCGAGGATCGTGGCGCTTCTAGGCATTCGCATCTTGGACAACATCGTTGCCCATGTGCTGCCTAACTACCCGAACCGCAAGGACCAAGTACCGTGGCGCGCGGTGCGAGTAGACAAGACCGAGACCGCTATGGCCCCTGCGGCGCTGTCTGTTGAGCCGAGGCTCGAGGACATCATCTTGCGGCACATGAAGGATGGCGGCATCTACAGCAACGCTGAGTTGTCCGAGGATCTTGAGCACGATGTTCTGATGGTTAGCAATTCGACGGCCAGGTTGTTTGCTGCGGGCAAGCTTGCGAAGGCGGAGGTTTACCGTCGCCCCGGGCAGGCGCGGCCCTCGTTCCTACTCTACGCGATTAACGTTGAAGAGTTCGAGTAGTTGCGGTAAGCACACAAACGTTATATGTGTTGACCACAAGAGGCAGGAATGGCGCTCCCGATGAAAGACGACGAAGACTTCCGGCGGCACAATCAGAAGGCGATGGAGGCTGCGGCTACGGAACTGCGGCAGGCTGTCGCTGACTACGAGCGGCTTGAGGGGGAAAAGCAGGACGTTGCCCGAGACCAGAAGGACATCTTCACTGTCCTTAAGTCGAAGGGGTACAACGTGAAGGCTGTTCGTCAGATCCTTCGGGAGCGCCGCCGTGACAAAGGCGAGCTTGAGGAAGAGCAGGCAATCGTCGAACAATACAGGCTGTTGCTGGAATGAGGGACAATCAGGTTATGAGGGACGAGAAACCCGTGTTCAGAAACGTGGCCGTCCCTCTCGACGTCTATGAGATGCTGGACGCGCTGGCGAGAGAGGACCATAGGTCCAAGGCTCGCCAGCTGTCAGTCTTGATCCGCAGGGCCCACGAGGACGTGTTCGGTAAGGTCACGTCTTCGTAAACAGTCCTGCGCGTTCTCTGCCGCGCTTTAGGTGTTCTGGGGTGTTGTTGTAGCCCCGGATTTGCGTGACGTTGTCGCGCTTCATGGCGCGCAGGAATACTTCGGCGATGTGCGGTTCCAGCCCGGTCTTCTTGACCAGTTCCGCCGTCGCCGTCTTCTTGTTCCGCAGTCCTTTGCGGTAGTCCACGAACACCTCGATGGCGTCTTGGACGTTTATTTCGCCGGGCTTAGGTTTAGCCATTCGCATTCTCCATGAAGTTAAGTCTAGCATACTGCCCAAACACCTTTACGGCAGCCTGATCTCTTGCCTTGGCGGCTTCTTCCTCTGTGCCGTAACTTCCAAGGCTGACTTTAACGCCCTCCGGGCAGATGTATGCTACCCATTTATTGGACTTTTTACACCTAGACACTCCAACGAACCGTGAAGCAGACCCCCTCGCAGAACGCTGATTGTACTGGTTTTGGGTGTTTGTCGCCTCCCTGAGGTTGGCCCACCTGTTGTCTGATCTGTCCCCGTTTATGTGGTCAATCTGATTGCTCGGCCAACGCCCCTCCATCAGACAGAACGCCGCCCTGTGTGCTAACAGGCTTTTCCCAAAGAGATTACCACGAAGATAACCGTTTGGGTTCTTTGCCGTCAGCGCCGGTCTACCTGCGAAAGAAGTCTTAAAGATTTGATAGGCTCGTTCCTTGGTGTATCTCCCGTAGTTGTCGTGAAAATACTTCAATGGCCTGTCTTTCCAGGTGAGAGCGCCTGTATCTGGGTTATAGTCAAGTAACTCCCGAAGTTCTTCGGGGGTTACGGTCTTTTCGGTTGTATCCTCAGCCATTCCTGCGCTTCCTCTCCAAGAACCAAAGCACCTAGTTGCATCTTACTTTGGAGCGCCGCGACGATTTTCTCGTCAATCGTGCCTTCAGTGATCAGATCCACATAGGTACATGCGTTTCGCTGTCCTATCCTATGCATTCTATCCTGTGCTTGCAAGCGGTGTTCTAGATCAAAAGAATTTGCATAGAAAATCATTAGGTTAGCTGCTGTCAGCGTCAGACCATAGCCGCCGGTGGACGGGTTGCCCACGAAGTACTTGAGCGGGTGGTTCGGATCCTGAAAGTCTCGCACGATCCTGTTGCGCTCGTCGCTGGACGTGTCGCCGTAGTAGGCTGCTACGCTGTGCTCGCCGTACTTCTTCTTGAGCGTCTCGGTGATCTGCTGGATGTCATGCCGGAACCGAGACCAGATGATCGCGCTGCCGTCGTGCTCTTCAAGGACATCGGTCAGGGCGTCCATGCGCGATGACTTGAATGTCACGATCTCTCCGTCGTCGGTCTTGAGGTGGCCTGACAGGATTTGCTGGAGCCGCAGCAGCTGCGTGATGACATGCTGCGTGGTGACCAGTTCGCCATTGTCCAGCATGAGCACGGCGGTCTTCCTAATCTGCTCGTACATCTTGAACTGCTCGTCCGTCATGGTGACGTAGCGAACGGTGTAGATCTTCTCGGGCAGATCAAGGCAGTCCTTCTTCAGCACGCGGTAGGCGTATCGGTCGATGCGGTCGGTGAGCTCGTCCAAGTTCCGGTAGCCGACGATTTGGTTGAAGTTGGCCGCTCCCATCTTGCGCCGTTGCATGACAGAGTAGCGTGCTTGGAACGCGTAGAAGGATTCGAAGCCCAAGATCCCAGGTCCGAGGAACTCGAACTGAGAGTAGACGTCGAGTGGTGACTTGGTGACGGGAGACCCTGTGAGGATGCGCCGGTAGGCGAAGCCCGCTGCGATGCGGGTGAGGGCCTTGGTTCGTTTGGCGCTATGGTTCTTGATCGTGGTGCTTTCGTCGATGGCGATGAGGCCGTTTGCACCGCGCTTGGAGGCGAACCATATGCCTGCCTTCTGGCCTTTGACGGTGGAGAAGGCTTCGACGTTCATGACGAAGATAGTTAAACCATTAAACGATTCGTAGACGGACCGCAGTTCGGCCTGTTGCGCCTTGTTTGGGTCGTTTGCCCAACGGATGACCCGATGGGGGATTTCATCGGGTAGATGCTCTGGGATCTCCTTGCTGATCCAGTTGCGATACACGCCCTTGGGGGCGATGATCAGGGCGAAGTTGATCAGCCCGTCGAGGTACATCTGCGCCATGTTGTCGATCAGGCACTTCGACTTGCCGGTCCCCATCTCCATGAGGAACCCGTAGCTGCTTTTGTGTCCAGCCTTGGACAATGCTGTCCGCTGGTGTTCGTACGGCGTCGTTTTGAATTTATAGTTGACAGTCATCTCGAACCTCCGATATCGTCCATCCTATGGTTGTCGCGCTTGTGTGTCAACCACAACCCTGAAGAGGAGAAACTTATGGAGTTGTTCGACGACATGTTCGACGAGAGCGTTGCTCTCAAGGACGTGCAGACCGATGCGGCCAAGTCTCTCAGTCAACTGGTCAGGACGATGCGTCGTCTTGACGCAGAGATCGAAGAGGCCGAGGCGCATCTCAAGTCTCTCAACCAAGAGCGGCACAAGCTTTCGGTGGAGACGATCCCGGCTCTCATGGACGAGATGGGCGTGGAGCGCGTTGACGTTGATGGTGTGACTGTAGCCCGCAAGCTACTGGTTCATGCCTCAATCCCTGCCGACCGCCGCGATGAGGCGTTTGACTGGCTCCGCAGCCAAGGGCTTGACGACATCATCAAGAACGATGTCACTCTGACCTTCGGCAAGGGCGAGGACAACACCGCTGGCGACGTGATTGGCATGCTGCGGGACAGGGGGTTCGATCCCTCGACCAAGACCCACATCCATCCCTCTACACTACGGGCCTTCGTGAAGGAGCGTGTTGTTGAGGGGAAACCCATCGACCTCGACATGTTCGGGGCGTTTGTTGCCAATGCGGCAGAGATCCGGAGGAAGGCGAAATGAGAATGAAAAACGTGCCCATGGAAGAGATGGGGCAGGAGTTCAACCAGATGTTCCAAGAACACTTCGCTCGTGATGAAGAGCCCGGTTATGAGAAGCCGCGCGAGGTTCTTGTTGTGTCCGGTAAACTTCCTTCCCGGTTTAACATCCGCTCTGTTTCGGAGAAAAAAGCATGAGCACTGCAGTAGCCAAGAAGCAGAACACAGAGGTTTCGACCGAGGTTCTGGACGACATCTTCATCCTTGCTGGTGATGGTGCCGCGTTCGACAGTTCCGAGATGCAGATCCCGTTCGTTCGGGTGCTGCAGGCGCTGTCTCCGCAACTCAACAAGAAGAAGTCGGAATACATCGAGGGCGCGTCGCAGGGCGACATGTTCAACACTGTGACCGGCCAATGGTGGTCTGGGGAGACTGGCATGACCGTCGTCCCGTGCTACCAGACGACCAAGTACCTGATGTTCACGCCGCGCGATCAGGGCGGCGGGTTCAAGGGCGAACTGTCTGCCACGGATCCGATGCTCCAGCAGACGACGCGTGTCGGGTCGAAGGAGATCCTGCCCACGGGCGACGAGCTCGTGAAGTCGGATCAGCACTTCTGCCTGATCGTGGAAGAGGACGGCTCCTTCCAACCGGCTGTGATCGACATGAAGTCCACGCAACTGAAGGTGTCGCGCCGTTGGAAGACGCAGATTGCGCTGCAACGGGTAACCAACCCGCGCACTGGGCTGCCGGTCACCCCGGCTGTCTATGCGACGATGTGGCATGTAACCACGACCGAGGAGTCCAATGACCAAGGTTCGTGGAACAACTACCGCGTCGAGAAGGTTGGGCTGGTGCAGAACCGGACGCTGCTGCTTGAGGCTAAAGCGTTCCGCGAGTCTGTGATGGCTGGTGATGTGAAGGCTGCACCTGAGGACCATGGCATGGCCGCTGGTGCTGCACGAGGGGACGACATACCGTTCTGACCCCTTTGGCGCGGGGTTCACAGCCCCGCGCCTTCACATCAGAGGAGCCATGCATGTCCAACGCGAAAAGGATGCTGGCCGTCTTCGAGGGATCGAGTGACGGTCACGGCAAGACAACTGTTGGCAGAGTTACGCGCACGGGCAAGACCGAGGCTAATAGCCGCGTGGTCCGAGATCCTTTGACCGAGGCGCTTGTGCAGGCGCATCTGGACGGCAAGCAGGGGATCGGCTCGATCCCGATCAACAAGGAAAACAAGTGCCGGTTCGGTGCGCTCGACATCGACACCTATGACCTCGACATCGCTGCGCTTGCGCGGCGAGTGGCGAGCCTGAACCTTCCGCTGTTCGTGTGCCGGTCCAAGTCTGGCGGCGCACATCTGTTTCTGTTTCTGAAGGATTGGGAACCTGCGGCGTTGATACGCGAGTTCCTGACCGAGATGTCCATCGTTCTCGGGCACGCTGGTTGCGAGATCTTCCCCAAGCAGGACAAGATCCTGTCTGAGCGAGGGGACGTCGGCAACTTTATCAACATGCCGTACTTCAACGCCGAGACGACTACCCGCTACTGCCTAGACAAGAATGGCGAGGCGCTGGAACTCGAGGCGTTCCTTGAGGCCGCAGAGCGCGGTCGTGTCAGCATCATGGACTTGGGCAACCTGACGCTGACCGGGGACAGGAAGTACTTCACCGATGGCCCCTACTGTCTGGAAGTCATGTGTAGCAAGGGACCGATTACCGAAAACAGAAACATCACCCTGTTCGCCATGGGGGTGTACTGTCGCAAAAAGTGGCCTGACGACTGGCGTCGTCACCACGAGGAATACAACCGTACGTTGATATACCCGCCGTTGGATGCGGCAGAGGTGGTCAACATCCAGAAGTCGCTGGACAAGAAGGAGTACTTCTACCAGTGCAACCAGTGCCCGCTAAAGGATCACTGCGACAAGCGCATCTGCAAGACGCGGCCCTTTGGCATTGGGGACGACGCGAGTGACATGCCGCAGATCAGCGGCCTGACGATCCAGTTGTCGGATCCTCGGCTCTACTTCTTGGACGTGGATGCCAAGCGCATAGAACTGTCGACAGATCAGTTGCAGAACCCTGTGCAGTTCCAGAAGGCGTGCATGGAGCAGATCCAGAAGATGCCCGCCGTGCCGAGGCCTGCGTCATGGCAGCGGCTGGTGAGCGATCTGATGGACAACGCAACGCTGCTGGAGGTGCCAGAGGAGTTGACGTTGCAAGGCCAGTTCGTGGAGCACCTGCGGGTCTACTGCACCAGCCGCATCAGGGCCATGGTCCCAGAAGAGTTGGAAATGGGCAAGCCCTACACGGATCGAGGACTGACAAAGTTCACGATGAGCGGGCTGACGCAGTTCCTGAAGAACCGGGGCTTTGTGGCTATGTCTCGACCTCAGATGCAGGAGGCGCTGAAGAAACTGAACGGCGGTCAGCCCTGCAACGGCCACGAGAACATCCGCAAGGAAGACGGCAAGAGGACCACGATCCGAATATGGTGGGTTCCTGCCTTTGACGACAAGGACGTTGATCTACCAACCATGGAGGTTTCCAATGACATCCCCTTCTAGGCCTCGCCTGTTGAAGATCGCGGAGGTGTGCGAGTGGATCTGTGTCTCCCGCTCCACGATCTACAAATGGGTGCAAGAGGGCACCTTTCCGAAGCCGCTGATCCTCGGCGGTGGGGAGGACAACAAGACCAGCGCAAGTCGGTGGCGTGAGGACGAGGTGGCTGCCTGGCTCGACCAGCGGCCTCGTGCGCGCGATGTCTGACTCGCTGTTGATCTTCGGGCCACCGGGCTGCGGAAAGACGCACACGCTCATCGAGATGGTCCGAGAGGCGCTGGCCAGCGGCATTCCGCCTTGGCGCATCTGCTTCGTGTCCTTCACTCGCAAGGCCGTACAAGAGGCGGTTGAGCGTGCATGTACCGAGTTCAACCTGACCGAGAAGGATCTTCCGTACTTCCGGACGCTGCACTCGATGGCGTTCCGGCAGTTGGGGCTGACCAGAACCGACATGATGTCGGCGGCAGACTACAAGATCATCGGCGATAAGCTTGGGGTCTCTTTCACCGGCGCGGACATGGTGTCTCCAGACGACGGCATCCTCATGCCTGCCACTGGCGGCAGCGGCGTGTACTATCTCCAGATCATCGACCGAGCGCGCTATCGCATGGTCACGCTGGAAGAAGAGTTCAACAAGGCGAACAACTACAGCCTGTCCTTCTCCAAGCTACGCCAGATCCAAGCTTCACTGACCGCCTACAAATCTACCTTCAGCAAGGTGGACTTCGTAGACCTCATCGATCAGTTTGTCTCGCACGTTGAACCTCCGTACTTTGACCTGTTCATCGTGGACGAGGCGCAGGATCTGACGCCACTGCAGTGGGAGATGGTTCACCGGATCCGGGCCAACAGCAAGCGCACCGTGTATGCGGGGGATGATGATCAGGCCATCCATGCTTGGACTGGCGTGGAGGTTGATCGGTTCCTCAGCGCCTCAACCGAGAGGCGTGTGCTGACGCAGTCGTATCGTCTGCCGAAAGCGGTCTTCAACCTCGCGTCTATCGTCGTTCGTCGGATCCAGAAGCGAGAGCCCAAGGACTACCATCCCACCAGTGAGCCGGGAGAGTTGGACTACCACCTCGGCCTTGACACGGTGCCGCTGCACAAAGGTTCTTGGACGCTGATGGCCCGCACCAACGGGTTCTTGGGGCTGTATCGGGATTGGCTCGAGGAGGCTGGCTACCTGTACAGCCTCAAGGGCAGGCCGTCGCTTCGACCCAAGATGGCTGAGGCGATCTGGACATGGCGCAGTCTTCAGAAAAACGAATCAATTCCGCTCTCCTTGATCAAGAATCTTTATGATCATGTGTCGAAGCAGGGGAAGGACGCTGCCGTAAGGCGCGGGGCATCAGTCCTGCTTGAGAGCGGTGACCCAGCGGGTGACTATCGGTACGAGGATCTGGTTCGTGAGTTCGGCCTTTTGGCTCCCAAGGACCAAGATGCTCTGTTCGTGATCAAGATGTCCGAGGACGAGCGCATGTACATACAGGCGCTGGAGCGTCGTGGGGAAAACATCCAGTCTGCCCCGCGCATCAAGCTTTCGACGTTCCATGCCATGAAAGGGGGTGAAGACGACAACTGCGTGGTGTATCTTGGCACGACCCTCGCCTGCGCCAGCAACGATCAGGACGACGAGCATCGTGCATTCTACGTCGGCATAACGCGCACGCGAAAGGCCCTTCACATCTTGGACACTGACAGAACCTACAGGTATCATCTATGAAACGTGCTGAAGTCCTCGACACCGCTAAAGGCTATGTGACCCGCGACCGCGCCGCCGATCACGGCAACATGGAAGACAACTTCCGCACGATTGCGGACTATTGGGCGGTCCATCTTGGCGTCGAGGTCACGCCTGCAGACGTCGCGGTGATGATGACGCTTCTCAAGTTGGCGCGCATCTGCAGCAACCCCAAGCACGACGACAATTGGGTGGATGGCTGCGGCTATCTGGCATGCGGCGGGGAGTTGATGGATGCGGCAAACTGACCTGTTCATCGACACGGATGCTGAACTCGACTGGAACATGCCGACCGAATATCCGGACCTGACCGGGTACAAGCAGATCGCCATC